TCACACATGGGCAAAGGCATTTACCCATGTGATGCCTGTAATCATGGAAGACCTATGGTATGGGCATAGCAATCAACTAGAACGTCTAGAGGAGTTTGTAGGGTATCCTGTGGGCATCCTGTACGACAATGGATATACTTCTGGACATGTGACTGAAGGGCATCAGAAGTCTGATCTACAGATCCTGACAGACAGTGATAGAGAGTATGCATTTGAGCGTATGCAGTGGGTCTATCAGGAGTACGAGACAGTCTGTGGACCCAGACCAAGCACGTGGTATACTAGTGGAGTTCGAGCATAGGTATGCATCGTTACCTCAAAGCATTCTTGAACCCTTTGGTTCAGATCAATGTTCTTACCGTGGGGTGTCTACTTATAGTAGGTATCCTACACAATCACGCCCACTACAGCATGGAAGTCGATGCCGATTCGTACGTCCGGAATTGGTGCAAGCAGAATCCTGACAAGTGTGCCAGATTCATCGACGACGACTATTGACAAAATCTTTACATTCCTATATAATAATGTAACAGTTCGTAACATCAGCATGACAGTGATCACAGAAGACGGCGGCAGAACAAATCTGTATGCCCGTGAACCCCGTATGTATGTGTCTAAAACCGACGCTGAGCGTTATGGTTACGAGACCTATGCAGAACGTGCGGAGAAACTGAATGGACGCACTGCTATGCTTGGATTTGTTGCTGCTGTTATTTCTTATGCTACTAGTGGTAGTCTATTTTTCTTTGGTATCTTCGGATTCTGATCATGATTGAACTTTTGACGCAGACTGAGTTTTCTTGGGCTGCCAACCACACCATCGCAGAATTCCTTGCGGGTTATGTATTTGGTGCGGCACTTATCATTGGAGCACCTGGAGTGTTCTTCTTCGTTGCCTTTATGGCAGCACTACAAAATACAAAAGGTCGTATGGTTGGTTACAAGGACCATAAAACCTACGGTGATTCTTCTACTTACGAGAATACACCTAGCGACACCTCTAAAGCATACTTACAACTTTCAATCCTAGAACAATGAACGAAAAGGCAGAACGCATCAATGGGTGGGCAGCGATGATTGGAGTCGTTGCAGCAATGGGATCTTACGCAGTGTCTGGACAACTCATCCCCGGTATCTGGTGATGGGATTTGTAGCAGCAGCGTTGTTGCTACTGATTCCTATCGGTGTAGCAGCAAGTAAGTCATGAGTATTGAATGGGGACAGACGGTAGTCTTTTTCTTGACACCTCTTTTCTTCATGCTTCTCTTTGTAGAGACTGATGACGACGATGGAGACGGTCCAGACAGTGGACTGATGACTCCGGCATACAATCCAATATGAGAAAGGGGGCACGGACCCCCTTTTTTCATGGTTGACTGCTAGAAACCGTGGTGATATAATATGGTATCCCCGCCAACCCGATGAAACTCCGTAACACTATGAGACTGTCTGAAAAGACCCTTGAAATCCTGAAGAACTTTACGACTATCAACCAGTCGCTGTTCTTCAAGCAGGGGAACACACTGCGTACGATTTCCGTGATGAAAAACGTACTCGCGGAGGCGGAAATCGATGAACATATTCCTCGTGACTTTGCTATCTACGACTTGCCTCAGTTCTTGAACACACTGTCTCTGTACAAGTCTCCTGATATTGACGTGTCTACTCATACTAGTCATGCCCTTATCAAAGACGGAGCACAGAATCGGGCAAAGTTCTTCTTCTCTGATCCTAGTGTGATCATTGCACCTCCCGAGAAGGAGATGAAACTTCCCTCACAGGAAGTGTCCTTTGATTTGAGTGAGAGTGATCTTACCCGAATCATGAAGTCTTCTGCTATCATGCAACTGCCTGACCTGTCAGTGGTTGGTGCTGATGGCATTGTCAAACTCGTGGTTAGTGATCGTAAGAACGACACCTCTAACGAGTATGCGATCAAGGTTGGCGAAACTGAAAGCAACTTCTCCTTCAATTTCAAAATTGAGAACATCCGACTGATCCCTAAGGACTACCGGGTGCTGATCTCTGCACAGAAACTTGCTAAGTTTGTCAACGATGACTTCAAACTTACATACTTCATTGCTCTGGAACCTGACTCTAAGTATTCTGAATGAAAAAATTTCTTACAGCAGCGGTTGCTGCGGCAGTGGTTGCCCTACCTGCCCTTTCAGACCCAAACCACGATAAGATCACCAAGGGATACAACACCATGGATGCCATGGGATGTATGCTGCTCCGGGAGTGCACTGAAGGTACTGATGAAGTGTTCTCTCTGCTGGACATCAGCAGCGAGTATCCTAATACGGAGGAGTTTACCTTCCTCTCAGCAGAGTTCAACACTATGCTGATGGCACTGAATCAAGTTGGTGTCAAGGTTTTCCTTGCAGACGAGAAGTATTTCCCTCATCAACACCGTGGTGTCTACCACACTGTGAGCAATAACTTCTTCCTGAATCGTAAGTACATGGGTCAACCACATGTCCTTATGCAAGTGATGCGTCACGAAGGATGGCATGCTGCACAGGACTGTATGGCAGGTTCGATCAAAAATAGTTTGATTGCTATTATCAAACCTGAAGATGAGGTACCTATGATCTGGCGTGTGATGGCAGAACGCACTTATCCAGAGTCTGCTGTTCCCTGGGAAGCGGAAGCAGGTTGGGCAGGTCACACTGAAAGTATGACTATGCAGGCACTACAGTCCTGTGCTCGTGGTAAAATGTGGGAGGACTACGATCCCACTCCTATGACACGTGAATGGTTGGAAGAAAATGGGTACATCAAGTAAAGCTACCAATCACATCAATCAGAATCCTTCTAGTGAGAAGGACAAACCATTCCCCAAGAAACTGTACTTGCAACTGATGCGGAGACCTCCTTTCTACCGTCTCTGCATCTTGCCTGATGAAGTACAAAAACTAACGCTTCAGCAGTGGATGGACGTATGTCCAGACCTTCCCAAGTTCAAAGAAACCTTTTTCTTAGATGATCCCGAAAGTCACTACTGATACCATTGCCACATTGTACCTTGATTATCTAGCAGAATTTTTCAATGCAAGGTGGTACCGATCAGAAACCCTCAACTCTAGAGGAGAAAGAACCCAGCGATACATCATTGAAGGACCCATTAGTCCCGGTCCTCATGCTCCTGGGAGTGATAGCAGCGACGCTTAGTGTCATTGTTGCCGGGTATATCCATGGTAACATGCACATTGAAGCAGTATACAAATCTCTTACACAATTCAAATGAGCGACTTTGCCTGGGATCATGGTTCTATCATGGACCAGATCGATGAAACAATCAAAAATCTTGGTTGGGAATCCACCGACAATATTGTTGTAGAGGTTGGTGGTACATCAGTCTATGAGATTGATGGCGCTGGAACCAAGTGGGCACCTGTCAAAGGTACCCGTAAGTACAACAAAGATGCCTTCATTGTCATCAAAAGAAAAACCCCCGTAATTTCTAGTAATGCACATCCACCCGTACCGGAACAATAAAAGAAACCAACTGAAGAACTACATCTGGAAGTACAATGAAATCTTTGATACTTTCATTGGTACGAAGAGTGATTGGGATGCCTTACAAGAACAACGTAAGATCTTTGTAGAAAACAAAGAGAAGTATGGATTCTTTTGTCACTCAGAAGACTATGATGTGAATGGTTACTTCGATTTCATTGAGAAGATCGATTCACTGATCGAACCGGGCGATGCCAAAAGGGCGTTCCGGTCTGCTATAATTGACAATCGGTTGATCGACATCGAGCATTTGGTGGAACGATCAACGTGTTACCAGGAGACGTTTGAGGAATGAGCACTGACTATTTGTGGGTCGAAAAATATCGTCCCACAACGATTGAAGAATGCATTCTTCCTGATAACATCAAAAAAACTTTTCAGGAATTTGTAAATAGTGGTGAGATCCCTAATCTACTTCTTGCCGGACCACCTGGTATCGGTAAGACAACTGTTGCTAAGGCACTGTGTCAGGAACTTGGGGTTGATTACTACGTTATCAACGGGTCTGATGAAGGACGGTTTCTGGACACGGTTCGTAACCAAGCAAAGAATTTTGCTTCAACTGTTTCTCTTACGTCAGAGTCTAATCACAAGGTCATCATCATTGATGAGGCAGATAACACTACACATGATGTTCAACTCCTTCTCCGAGCTAACATCGAAGCGTTCTACAACAACTGCCGATTCATCTTCACCTGTAATTACAAGAACAAAATTATTGAACCTCTCCACAGCCGATGCGCGGTGGTCGATTTCGGAATTACAGGGAAAGATAAACCAAAAATAGCATCACTGTTCTTCAAGAGACTCCAGACTATCCTCACGAATGAGGGTGTTGAGTGCGATCCTAAGATCCTAGCGGAACTTATCAATAAGCATTTTCCTGACTGGAGAAGGGTTCTCAACGAACTGCAAAGACATAAGAGTGATGGTATAATACATACATCTGTGCTCTCTGAGTTGACCAACGTCAACACCAGTGAGTTAGTCGGATTTATTGCTAAGAAAGAGTTTCCTAATGTTAGGAAATGGATCGTACAGAACTTGGACAACGATCCTAATACTATTCTTAGGGGTGTCTATAACTCAATCTATGAGTATATGAAACCTAAATCCATTCCTGAGGCGGTCTTGATCATTGCCAAGTATCAATACCAATCTGCTTTTGCAGCAGATCAGGAAATCAATCTCCTAGCAGCAATGACCGAAATTATGGTCAACTGCGAATTCAAATCCTAATTCTGAAAAATGACAGCAGTTATTATTGTCTACGGAACGCTTGTATTGGCGGTTATCGTAGCGTCCCTGTGGTTGATTGGCAAAGGTAAGTAATGAAGTGTCTTGTAACAGGCGGTGCTGGGTTCATCGGATCCCACGTCGTTTCTCGCCTGCTGCATGATGGTCATGAAGTTGTCGTTATCGACAACGAATCGGCAGAAGCCAACGATGCCTTCAACTGGTATGAAGACGACGCAGAGAATCATGTCTTGGATATTCGAGACATCGATGCTTGTCGTCCAGTTTTCAAAGGTGTCGAAGCAGTCTTCCATCTAGCAGCACAGTCTAGAATTCAACTTGCTATGTCTAATCCGTTTGACTGTGTTCAAACGAATGTCATAGGCACTTGCAATATGCTGGAACTTTCCCGTGAAGTTGGAGTTCAGCGTTTTGTCAATTCCTCAACTTCATCTTGCTATGGTCTGAACAATACTCCTCCTCTTGTGGAGTCCATGCCAACGGATTGTTTGAATCCGTATTCAGCAAGCAAAGTTTCTGCTGAAAAATTCTGTTATATGTATTATCGCCTGCATAAACTGCGGACGATCACGCTTAGGTACTTCAATGTCTATGGTCCTAGGCAACCTCTGAAGGGCATGTACGCCCCTGTAATCGGTCTGTTCCAAGAACAGGCACGGAAGGGTGAATACCTGACGATCGTTGGAGACGGGACGCAGCGTAGAGACTTTACCCATGTCGATGATGTGGTAGAAGCAAACATGTGTGCTCTCAACACCAACATCTCTGGAGTTGCTGTCAACATCGGAACGGGTACCAACTACTCCGTGAACGAGGTTGCTGCTATGATCTCTGACAAAGTGACTTACATCGCTCCTCGTAAGGGTGAGGCACAGGAGACTCTAGCCGACAACACAAAAGCAAAAAATATGCTAGGATGGGAACCAACAATCGACCTTAGGTCCCAACTCTGCAATGTTTGACATTGACCGCATCAACCTCCAAGAGTTTTTTGGATGCGTAGCAGCAACCAATACAACTCAGATGAAGTCGAATGCTTTCAAGACCATTCGCACCTGGTTGCAGGAGAAGTCCTTCGCCAAGTGGAGTGACGGACAGTTGCGATATGTTGGTGACTATAAAGACGGTATGGACTTTGAGTCAGATGAACATGCCTATGAGATGAAAGGCAAACTAAAGATGTTCAACAAAAACGGTAGCACTTCTGCCGTAGACTTGAAGAACTTCCGTGGTGAGAGTAAGGTAGTCAATAAGACGTTTGACTACATGATCCTTGTGGACACCCTGTCTATGAGTATTGCCGTCACTGATTGGGAGACCATCCAGAAGCGTATTTACTTTACTGAGAAGTCACCTGTTGCTAAGTTCAAACTAGAACCTGGCGAGTACACAATGCTCGCAGAAAACGTTACCCCTACTGAGAAGTCCATGACTTCTACAGAAATTCTGGAAAATCTACAAAAGATCCTGTGATGTATCAGTCATTCAAACTCAAGACTCCTCTTCGTTATCCTGGCGGCAAGTCACGTGCGGTAAAGAAAATTTACCCATACCTTCCTGAACTGAGCATGTACGACACCTATAAGGAGTGCTTCCTTGGTGGTGGTAGCATGGCACTATGGGTAACCCAGCAGTTCCCTGGTGTGGACATTGAGGTCTGTGACCTGTACGAACCGCTTATCAACTTCTGGAAAGAACTCCAGAAAAATGGAGACCGTATGGTTCGGACTCTTACTGAAGCAAAGCAAGATCACAATGATCCTGACACTGCACGGGTGCTCTTTGATGAGTGCAAACTGATTATCAATCAGCAGTCACGTTCTAACCATGACCGTGCCTGTGCTTTCTATGTTGTAAACAAGTGCTCTTTCAGTGGACTGACAGAAGCATCTTCTTTCTCCAAGCAAGCGAGTAATCAGAACTTCAGTCAGAGTGGTATTGATCGTTTGTCTCAGTTCTCTGAGTTGATTCAAGACTGGAAGATCCGTCACGATTCCTATGAATCTCTTCTCAATGTGATGGACAATGCATTTGTCTATCTTGATCCTCCGTACGACATCAAAGACAATCTGTACGGTCGTAAAGGATCTATGCACAAGTCGTTTGATCATGACGACTTTGCTGCTAAATGCAATGCTGCAAGGCACGATTGTCTGATCAGTTACAATTCAAATCAGTTGGTAGAAGATCGGTTTGGTGACCAGTGGAAAGCGGGTGAGTTTGATCTGACTTACACCATGCGTTCTGTTGGTGATTATATGAAAAACCAAACACAACGCAAGGAACTCCTACTGATGAATTACTAGATAGTATGGTATATACCTGACCATGAGAAGACTGAATTCGTTTTTCCTAAACGTAACTGTCGCGATCCTGGACTACCTCTACAACGGTAGAGACTATCAAAGATTTTGGGTGCTTGAGGAAATTGCTCGGGCACCCTATTTTGCTTTCTTGAGTGTGTTACATTTCCGTGAAAGCATGGGTCTTCGAGGTCCAGATCACCTATACTTGATGAAGCAGCACTTCGAGCAAAGCGTCAATGAAACCGAACATCTGGAATACATGGAGAGTAGGGGCGGTAATTCTTATTGGATTGACCGTTTTCTCGCAAGACACCTTGTTCTTGTATACTATTGGACCAATGTGGTGTATTACTGGTTGGCTCCTAAGTCAGCGTACCATCTATCGTACGAGGTAGAAGTCCACGCTGCTCATACCTATGAGAAGTATATTCGGGACAATGGAGAAGACGAAAGGATTCTAGAGATCATGAACGATGAAATCGAACATTCTCTAGAACTGAAAGCGGCAATGGAAAAGTCCCTAGATAGTATCATCTAATTGAGTAATATGCTGTCTACTCAGTATCGTCTCCGTCTTGAAGAGATCTGTAGGAAGATTGTCAATAAGGAAGAAGTTCCTTTAGCAGACATGATTTGGGCAAACAAATTAGCGAAGGCAAATACTACGGCAAAGACTTGGTTGAACCGTGCTAGGAGGGAGGTCCTGAACCCTGGTGACGATTTTTTCAATGATCTAAATCTTGGTTCTCCGGATCCGACCGAGCACAAACAGAAGTTTGATGGTGCTGAGGATATTATGGATTGGTTCCGTCATGAAAGATGTGACGACTGGAGACAGCGAGATTGAAACACACGGTATATCAACACTGGGATCCTCTGAAAGTATGTGCAGTCGGGAGGTGCTTCCCTCCTGAGTACATGAGTAGGATCCAGAACGCCAAGGTTCGCCCCGTCATGGAGAGGATCTGTCAGGAGACCTGTGAGGACCTAGACAAACTTGCAGATAAACTGCGAGAGTTTGGCGTCGAAGTGCTCCGTACAGACCTCTGTGACGACCCTGACGCCTATGTAGACGGCAGACAGGGTGCACCCCCCGGCAAGGGTCAGGTGACCTGCTATCCGCCCATGCTGCCCCGTGACTACACGGCAATGATTGGGGATACTTTCTACATGCCTGGTCAAAGGTTTGGGGATAAGATCGATATTCGCCATGTTTTTGACCAGTTGACCAGTGGAAAGTCTGAAGGCAACGGTTCTCGTGAGAGACTACTGGCAAAACTACTAGAGGATGCACTGGAACCGGACAAAAATCTGTCCACCAGCATGTCTTTGTTCAAATTTAGGACAAGAAAAAACTATCATACCGCTGCAAAGACCCTGATGGGTCTTGATGCCGAGCAAATGCGAGAGCAAATTACTCTTGCAGAGACGATGCAGATTGGAAACAGTCAAAGATACCCTTCTACGGGATCATTTTATCCATTTTCTAGCATTGAAAAGTGGTTACAGGACAATAATGTCCCGATTGTCTATGATCAACACATCAACACTGCTACTAGCATTAGATGTGGCAAGGATTTATATTTTAGTTTCTGTAATGTTATCAATAAATTGAATCAAAAGAGTTTTGATGCTAAGTTGACTAGATTATTTCCTAATAATCGCATCAATTACTTGGCACATACGGGTCATAGTGATGGTTCTACCTGTGTAATCAAACCTGGACTGGTGGTTTCCCTAAAAGGAACTGAAGATTGTGAGAAATTGTTCCCTGGTTGGGACATTTGTTCTATCAGCGGTGAGTCTTGGGACAAAGTGGACGGGTTCCTCAAGATGAAGGAGAAGAATCGTGGCAAATACTTCGTCGCAGGTGAGGAAGACAACGATGATCTGATAGAATACATGGATGTCTGGTTGAATCACTGGCAACTGTACGTTGAGGAGTCTGTCTTCGACGTAAACATGCTTGTAATCGACGAGAACAACGTCATCTGTAACGGTTATAATAAGAAGGTGTTCGACGCCTTTGAACGTCATGGTGTGACTCCTCACATCCTGAACCTTCGACACCGTTACTTCTGGGATGGTGGTCTGCACTGTGTCACATCTGACATTTCTCGTCAGGGTGAGTGCAAAGACTTCTTCCCAGACCGTGGTGACTACCAATCCAAAGTTATAGCATGAACTCTACACTGACTAATTGGGTAAAGATGCTCACTACACCTAGTGAAGCGTTTGGTGGTATGCCACCATGTCCATTTGCAAAGAGTGCTTTCCTTCGCAAGAAGGTAGAAGTCCTTGAGTACACAGACTTTGCTCAGATTGTTGGATACATGACAAAGGAGTGGACCAAAGAGGTGGTCATCTTTGTCATTGATAATATGAATGCCAACTGGGTTACTGAATTGGCAGAGAAATGTAACAAAATCTATCCAGAGTTCTTGTTCTTGGAGGAACATCCAGACCTGGTGGAGGTAGTTGATGGTCAGCACTTGAATAGTGGCATGACATTGCTCCTAGTGCAGAAGAGAAAGGAGTTGGAGGACGCTAGAAAGGAGTTGAAATCAACAAAATACTATGATAAATGGACCGAAGAATTGAAGCAAAGGATTTTCAACCGATAGATAATATGCTAGACTGGTAATTTGGTAGACACTATGTCAGAAGAACCAACGGACCTCTGGGAAGACATGGCAACCCTCAATAGTCTTTATGAAGAGTTGCTTTGGGAACCTAGTGAAGTTCTTGAGTTTGTTCCTGACTACGAAAACGACTGCATTATTATTCGCCGCAAAAACAAATGGACTTGAAGGACTGGTTGAAGTCGATCAACGAAACTAAGGACAATCTGATCGATGAAGATCCGTTGCTAGAGTCAAAATATCTGCCTTACATTGTCAATCGATGCATGTCTGGGCATATTGATGCCTTGATGTATGCAAATGAGATGAATATCAATTCTCATCTAGATAAAAAGTTACAGTATGACTTCTTTCTAAATAGTCTGAGATCCAAGAAGAGATTTTCTCCTTGGATGCGGAAAGAAGAGTTATCAAACCTCCAAACCGTCAAAAAATACTATGGGTATAGTGACGAAAAGGCGAGGCAAGTGCTTCCTCTACTATCTGATGAACAACTAGACATTATTCGACAACGATTTGACACTGGAGGATTGAAATGAGCGGTACTGAACCGATTTATCAATGGTCGCCTGATAAAATGATTGAAGTGGTTCTTGCAGAACCAGATGATTTTCTAAAAGTACGCGAGACGCTTACTCGTATTGGTGTAGCGAGTCGCAAAGAGAAAAAACTGTACCAGTCCTGCCATATTCTGCATAAGCAGGGACGTTACTATATTGTGCACTTCAAAGAACTGTTTGCTCTTGATGGAAAGAAGGCAAACTTGAGTGTGAATGACGTTCAACGTCGTAATCGCATCGTAAAATTGCTTGTAGACTGGGGTCTTGTTCAGATTTCTGAAGAAGGATTCAATAGAATTGTTGACGTGTCTCCTCTGAATCAGATCAAAGTTATCTCATTCAAAGAGAAAGCAGAGTGGTCTTTGGAAACGAAATACAACATTGGTAAGAAAAAAGTTGCCACAGATACCTAAATAAATCGTCGCTCTTTCGTGCGCGACACGCTACATACGGAATATACGCTACGAGAAGGGGGGTTACCAACACCCCCTTTTTCATGCTTGCTCTTATAATTAGTACTGTAAGAGGATTGGGATCTTAGGATCCCCCTTTTACGCCAAAGGTTGCCTTCGGGGACCACACAACACATTCTGCCTAACAGGAGAACAATGTCTAACATCGAGAAGTATCGTGCAGCCAGTCTGCCGGACCTTATTGACCGTATCAATAAGAACGCCCTTGGATGGGATCAATCATTCAATCAGTTTTGGGAATCAAATACCTTTGGTGGTAACTATCCCCCATACAACATCGTACAACTCAGCAATCATGAGACTAGACTTGAGGTAGCACTCGCTGGATTCAAGAAAGATGAAGTCAAGGTCTTTACTGAGTATGGTAAGTTGGTTGTAGAAGGATCCAAAGCAGAAAACGAAGAGGAAGAATATCTTCACCGTGGTCTAGGCACCCGGAAGTTTACCCGCAAGTGGTCGATTGCCGAGGATGTCAAAATCAATTCGGTGACTTTTGAAGATGGTTTGTTGGTAGTGAACATCGGTAAGATTGTTCCTGAGCATCACGCCCGTAAAGATTACCTCTAAATACTACTACGGTTAGTAGTCAGTAAGTGTACCGGAGAATCTTACATCATATCAAAGCATCAGACTTGCGGGAGACCGCAGGTCTGACTTTGCGTTTTAGGGAAGACTTGAACCCCAAGTTTTGGTTTGGTAGTAAGTTGAAACCTGAAGTGCGTAAGGCACTGATGAATTTTGCTAAAGCATTTGCAGATTTTGTGGATCTGGATGATCGTGCCATCTCTGATGTGTTGATGTTGGGTGGCAATGCAGGGTATAATTACACTCAGTACAGTGACATTGATGTCCATCTGGTTGTAGATCCTGATATGATCCCAGACTGTGATCCAGATTTGATTGCAGACTACTACATGGACAAGAAGACTCTGTGGGAACTGACTCACGATGTCAAAGTCTATGGTGCTCCTGTAGAACCCTACATTGAACGTCCTGGTATCACTCGCAAGAAGAACCAGGGTGTGTATAGTGTTCTCAAGAACAAGTGGGTGCAGGAACCCGAGAAGATGGAAGGCGAGATTGATGAGTTTGAACTGACTAAGAAGACAAACAACCTCAAGAACAAAATCGATACTCTGATTCAGACTGAGAAACCTGAGGCACTCAAGAGTGTCGTACACAAACTCAGGTCAGCACGTGCGTCATCGCTTGACAAGTTTGGCGAGTATGGATTTGAGAACCTGGTCTTCAAAGAACTAAGAAATTCTGGGTATATCGACAAGATCCGTAAGTCTATGGTAGAATTGAAAAACCGAAAGCTGTCGCTTCCATGATCCAAATTTTGTTATTGAAGAACGATCTCGTTCTGATCTCTAGGATTGAGGAGGTATCTACTGAACTCGGAGAACCTGACTGCAAACTGATCAAACCTTATAAGATGGTGCTGCATGGTGACTGCACCGATAGTGTCACGTTTGAGTCTTGGCCTTCGTTTACTGATCAAACGGAGTTGATGATCCACTCCGATAGTATCCTCACCCTAGTCGAACCTAATAAGTTCCAACTCGATAAGTACCAATCACTGACTGCTGAATGAGGTATTACACGAACGTTCAGATGGTCGGGAACGACTTTCTGGTCCGTGGTTATGAAAACGGTAAATCATTCACTGCCAGAGAGAGTTACCAACCTACATTATTTGTACCTAGCAAGAAGAAAACACAATTCAAGACGCTCGATGGACGATATGTCCAGAGCATACAACCTGGAACAGTCAGAGAATGTCGTGAGTTTGTACGTACCCACGAGAACGTAGAGAACTTTGACATCTATGGGAACAATCGGTATATCTATCAGTACATCTCAGATAAGTATCCTGAAGATCAGATCGACTTTGATCTGAAGAAGATGAAACTCGTTACTATTGACATTGAGGTGTCAGCAGAACGAGGATTCCCTACTGTTGAGGCATGTGACGAGGAGATGCTGTGCATCACCCTTCAGAACTATGCTACAAAACGCATCCTGACCTTTGGTATCGGTAAGTATCACAACACCGATCCCATGGTCAAGTATGTGGAGTGCAACGATGAGTATGATTTGTTGCAGCACTTCATCAACTACTGGTCTAGTGACCCTCCTGAGGTCATCACTGGATGGAACTGCCAACTGTATGACATCCCATACCTTGCCAAGAGGATTGCTCGTGTCCTGGGCGAGAAGCAAGCAAAGAAACTGTCTCCGTGGAATCTACTGACCTCTGAAGAGACCTATATCATGGGTCGTCCACACTTGGTGTATGACATCGGTGGGGTCACAGTGCTTGACTACATGGACCTGTACAAGAAATTTACGTACAAGGCACAAGAAAGTTATAGATTGGACTATATTGGAGAGGTTGAACTTGGTCAGAAGAAACTTGACCACAGTGAGTTTGACACCTTCCGCGAGTTCTACACAAAAGACTGGCAAAAGTTTGTCAGGTATAACATCCAAGACGTGAGACTGGTTGACTCCCTTGAGGAGAAGATGAAACTCATTGAACTGGCAGTCACCATGGCATTTGACGCTAAGGTGAACTTCACCGATGTGTTTTACCAGGTGCGGATGTGGGATATGATCATCTATAACGACCTGAAGAAGAAGGGTATTGTCATTCCTCCCAAGAAAGATGCAAACAAGAACGAAAAATATGCTGGCGCATATGTAAAAGAACCTATCCCTGGCATCTATGAGTGGGTTGTAAGTTTTGACTTGAACTCTCTGTATCCGCACCTCATCATGCAGTACAACATCTCTCCCGAGACTCTGCTAGATGACAGGTACCCTAACGTCAGTGTTGATAAACTCCTGAATGAAGAAGTAGACCTGTCTGGACTGACAGATACCACTGTATGTCCCAACGGAGCACAGTTTACTAAGAAAGTTAGGGGATTCCTTCCCAAACTTATGGAGAAAATCTACAGTGAACGGGTGGTCTTCAAGAAGAAGATGCTCAAGGCGAAGCAAGAGTATGAAAAGAATCCTACAAAGGACTTAGAGAAGGAGATTGCCCGGTGTAACAACATCCAGATGGCAAAGAAGATCCAACTCAACTCTGCTTATGGTGCTATTGGTAACAATTACTTCCGCTATTACAAACTAGCAAACGCAGAAGCGATTACATTGTCTGGTCAGTTCAGCATCCGCTGGATTGAGAACAGAATGAACCAGTATCTCAACAAAATCCTGAAAACTGAGGGTGAAGACTATGTTATTGCCAGTGACACTGACTCTATCTATCTCAATATGGGTCCTCTGGTCGAAACTGTATACAAAGGGAGAGAAAAAACTACTGAAGGCATTGTCGATTTCCTTGATAAGGTCTGTTCGATGGAACTTGAGAAGTATATTTCGAGTTCTTATGAAGCGTTGGCGACCTATGTGAACGCATACGAACAGAAGATGTTCATGAAGCGGGAGACTATCGCTGAACGTGGTATTTGGACCGCTAAGAAGCGATACATCCTCAACGCATGGGATATTGAGGGTGTGAGGTTTGCTGAACCCAAACTCAAGATCATGGGCATTGAAGCAGTCAAGTCATCGACTCCTGCACCTTGTCGTCAGATGATCAAAGATGCTCTGAAGATCATCATGAGCAAGACTGAGGTGGATGTTATCAATTATATTGAGGACATGCGTCGGGAGTTCAGAAAAATGGATCCTGCTGCTGTCTCATTCCCTAGATCATGCAACAATGTAGATAAGTACAAGAGTAATCTGTCTATCTACGCCAAGGGCACACCTATCCATGTGAGGGGTGCACTTCTATTCAATCACTATATCAAGAAGGCAGATCTTGGATCTAAATATAGTGCTATCAACAACGGAGACAAGATCAAGTTCTGTTATCTCACCAAACCGAACACAATCCAAGAGAACGTTATCTCTTTTACTGGTGATTTCCCTAAAGAACTCGGTCTAACGCAGTATGTTGACTATAATTTGATGTTTGACAAAGCATTCCTTGAACCACTCAAGGCGGTGTTAGATGCTATCGGGTGGTCTGTTGAAAGGCAGGCAACTCTGGATCTTTTCTTTGTCTAATGCTATAATCGAAACACTATCAGGACACTATGGACCTCCCCATCAACGATAAAGAACTGACGACCATCTGTAACGCACTGCGTCTCGGTGGCGACACTTCTCTTTATCAGAAACTGGTTCGCATCAAGGATATCCGTGCCGATAATCCTGGTGGACCGTACAAAAAAATTGCCAGGGAGCAGTTTGGTTACGTTATTTGAATGAATCTCGTGTTTTTTGAAAAAGTTAGTCTGGTTACAGGCGGATTCGACCCTATCCACAGCGGTCACCTACATTATTTTGATCGTGCTAAGGACTTTTCAGACTACCTGGTGGTAGGATTGAACGGTGATCCTTGGTTGAAACGTAAGAAGGGTCAGTATTTTCAGTGTTGGACTGAACGTGCCGACATTGTACGGCATCTTGACATGGTTGATGCTGTCATCTCTTGGGATGATGCCGATGATAGTGCCTGTGGTGCTATCGAGAAGTGTCTAGACATTGCAGAGACTGTTGTCTTCTGTAATGGAGGAGACCGGGGTGCAACTAACACTCCAGAATATGAAAGGTTCAAGGATAATGAACGAGTTGTCTTTGAATGGGGTGTGGGTGGTACAGACAAGATCAATAGTAGCTCCTGGATCCTTCATGGATACTTTGAGAGACAACGTAAACTATTAGGTATTTGACATGGATTTTTTCAAGGACATCATCAAAGAGATTGGCGATGACTACACAAAACTCGCGTCGGATGTTGACGATACGGAGCGATTTGTTGACACTGGCTCTCACATTTTCAATGCCCTGGTTAGTGGCAGCATTTATGGGGGAATCAGTGGCGATAAAATCACTGCAATCGCTGGTGAAACCTCCACAGGAAAAACATTCTTCTCCCTTGCGGTAGTCAAAAACTTCTTGGAGAAGCACCCTGACGGTGGTGTCATGTATTTTGACACTGAGTCTGCTATCAAGAAAGGTATGCTGGTCGAGCGTGGCATTGACCTGGAAAGGTTTGGTCACGTGCAGGTTGTCACTATCGAACAGTTCCGTAATCGGGCACTGAAGATTGTTGACAAATATCTCAGTCTAGATGAGAAGGATCGCAAACCCATGATGTTTGTACTAGACTCTCTAGGAATGCTCTCCACTGAAAAGGAGATCAAGGATGTCCTTGAGGACAAACAGACCCGTGACATGACGAAGAGTCAACTCGTCAAGGGTGCATTCAGAATGCTTACACTCAAACTCGGTCAAGCAAATGTTCCACTCATTGTCACCAACCATACATACGATGTCATCGGAGCTTACGTACCAACTAAAGAGATGGGAGGAGGTTCGGGACTCAAGTATGCAGCGAGTACAATCATTTATCTCAGCAAAGCAAAAGAAAAGGATGGAACGGAAATCATTGGAAACATTATCAAAGCTAAGGCAGTCAAGTCACGTTTGAGCCGTGAGAACCGTACTGTTTCGATCCGTCTGTATTACGATGAGCGTGGTCTTGATCGATATTATGGTCTTCTGGAGCTCGGTGAAAGCACTGGGGTAATCAAGAAGGTCGGCAATCGATATGAGATTGACGGTAAGAAGGTGTATGCCAAAGAAGTGTACAGCAACCCTGAGAAGTATTTCACTCCAGAGTTGATGGAACAACTTGACGAGGCAGCGGGCAAAGAGTTTAGTTATGGTAGTTGACCTACCACTATTCCCTATACCCATATCTCTTTATAATTTTGGAGAAGACAATCACGAACTAAACGTTGATTTAGTTACTGATATACTCAAAGAACAAGACAGAGATCCTGATGGTTTGACTCGATCAAACCTGGGTGGGTGGCATAGTAGTTCTGATTTAGAGGATAGGTACGAAAGTTTTAGTACCCTCAGAAACCAGATAGAGAATAGTGCTAACGAATATTGTGTCAAGCATGGGTATCTACCTGGACTTGTTTGTCAACAGTTGTGGGCAAACATAAACCAGAGTGGTGACATGACTGTTGGTCATCATCATGGTGTGTCAGCGTTGACGGGGGTGTATTACCCTGTCCAATCTATCGTTGACAACGATTGTAACTTCAGTTATAGTGACACGAACCCAATACAAGCAGGTATATGGGACGGTAAGAAGGGTGGATCTATCTATTTCCAAGATCCTTCTTATGGTTTGAAGACAGGACTCAGAAAGGATGACAGACCAAGTGCATACAACTTGGATGCATACCACACTTACCCTGTTGCCGGACTTCTAATTCTATTCCCCTCATACCTAACTCACGCAGTGCTACCATTCAGAGAAGAACAAACCAAAAGACTTAGTATTTCTTTTACTGCTGTGTATAGATGACAGAACGAGTACCACTATCGATTCTCAACAACCTGGTACACGATGAAGAGTATGCTCGGCAAGTCGTTCCATTTATTGAACCAGATTACTTTGAGGAGAAGACTGATCGCGTAGTATATCAGCAGGTTGCTGAGTATCTAACGAAGTACGATACGATTCCAACCAAAGAAGCACTCCAAATTGAGGTCGGATCTCGAACAGATCTTACCCAAGAGGAGTTTCAGTTGATAGAGAATTTGGTTTCCTCGCTAGACTTGCAGGAGAAACCAAACTCGTCGTGGTTGCTTGATACCACTGAGAAGTGGTGTAAGGACAGAGCAATCTACCTTGCTCTAATCAAGAGTATTCAAGTTGCTGATGGTAATGATGACAAACTCTCTCCCGATGCGATCCCAGGCATCCTTTCCGACGCTCTTGCGGTCGGGTTTGATCAGCATGTGGGACATGACTACCTCGATGATTCCGAGGATCGCTTTGCATATTATCACCGAGTCGAAAATAAAATCCCCTTTGATCTTGAATACTTCAATAAGATTACTTCGGGCGGACTCAGTGATAAAACGCTCAACATCGCTCTTGCTGGCACAGGCGTCGGTAAGTCTTTGTTTATGTGCCATGTCGCTGCCAGTGTTCTCCTCCAAGGAAAGAACGTTCTATACATCACAATGGAGATGGCTGAAGAGAAGATTGCAGAAAGAATTGATGCTAACCTTCTCGATGTCAACATCCAAGACATACAGGAAATACCTGAACAAGTCTTCACAAAAAAGATTGCAAAGATCGCAGCGAAGACTACAGGACACCTGATTGTCAAAGAGTATCCTACTGCCTCTGCACACTCTGGGCACTTCCGTGCTCTGATGCAGGAACTCAAGATGAAGAAGAACTTCAAACCAGATATTATCTTTGTTGACTATCTAAACATCTGTGCATCATCACGGTATAGAGGTGCTACCAACATCAATAGTTACACCTATGTCAAGGCGATTGCAGAAGAACTACGTGGTCTAGCGGTGGAGATAGGTGTTCCTATCGTCTCCGCTACTCAGACCACACGATCTGGTTATGGTAGTTCTGACCCTAACCTGACAGATACTTCCGAGTCTTTTGGTCTCCCTGCTACTGCCGACCTTATGTTCGCATTGGTTAGCACAGAGGAGATGGAGCAACTCAATCAAATTATGGTCAAGCAGTTGAAGAACCGCTACAATGATTTGAGTATGAACAAGCGATTCGTGGTGGGCATTGATCGTGCCAAGATGAGACTGTATGACTGTGAGCAAACAGCACAGGACGACCTGGTTGACGACATTGTAGAAGTGCAGTACAATACAAAAGAAGACAACACCAAATCCAAATCCAAATTCGACGATTTCAAATGGGAGTAAATTTCACAAACTATCAACGCTTCGTCAACGGAGTGACAAGCAAAGAATCCCAGGATTCTGATGCCTTCATCTACCGTCTGCAAGAACTTGGTGGGCAGATTGCAGTGCAACGCCTTCTTACCGCTTCTGTTGGTATGTCTGCTGAAGCAGGTGAGTTCACAGAGATCGTAAAGAAGATGATCTTCCAAGGAAAACCTGCCAACGAAGAGAACCTGTTCCATCTAAAGCGAGAACTGGGTGACATCATGTGGTATGTGGCACAAGCATGCATGGCACTGGAGGTGGACATGAATGAAGTGCTAGATATGAATGTCAAGAAACTCGAAGCACGTTTCCCTGAGGGTACGTTCAGCGAGTTCTATTCGGAGAATCGTCAAGAAGGTGACATCTGATTACTGCATCACCTGCATCAAGATCGGTGACAAATTTGATGCACAGTACGTAAACAAGCTTTATAATATGGTGCGTCTCCAAACCGATGCACCCTTTTATTGCTTCACAGACGACGCATCAGACATCAACTCAGAGGTAAACGTCATCCCTATTGACGTAACCGAATACCTAACGTGGGAGAACTGGTGGGCAGCATGGTGGAAGATCCAAATGTTTGTCCATCCTGATATTTCTACCTACGAAAGAAAGATCTTTTTTGATCTAGATGTCATCATACATGGTGATATAACTGAGGTTCTTGATCATGATGCAGAGTTCGCATTAGTCTACTCTACTTGGAAGGGCGTCCCATTCAAAATGCGTAACCCACGCAAATCACTATATAATTCATCAGTAATTGTTTGGAGAGACGCAACGCGAGTTTACGAATATTTCATGCAGTCTCCACGAGAATTTGTGGCGAAGTACGCAGGAACAGACGACTTTTATCATAATGAAAAAGTAAAAAGAACTCAACTTCCTCACTGTATCTACTCATATAGAGATGGTGAGTCTCCTAACCAATTGAATAGTTTCACACTAAGAGCAAATAAATCAATTGCTCTGCTCCACCAGTATCCAAAGAATCATGAACTTGACGAACAAGTTCATCCGATAGTAAAATACTGGGTGTAGAAACGAGGAGTGATGCCGCCTCAGTAAAGATCGTCATGTAATACCTGTAATTTTTTGTAGCAACAAAATGTCCTTTGCATCCCCTAAGTGGTTCGAGCGTTTTCCTCGTACCGTGACCAAAGCTGTTACCTGGCGTTCCTGGATGATGGTGACCAACTCTGTGATTGGTTGGATCGTCTCTGGTAACCCCTGGAAGGGTCTGACTATCGGTCTGATGGCACTTGTCATCAACTCCACTCTGTATATCCTCCACGAACGTCTGTGGAACCGTAACGACTGGCAGCGTCGTACGACTGCCGATGGTGATCGCGTGTATATCTGATCACATACTTATAAATACATCTGTAATCCTGTATAATATCCGATGAAAACAATTCGCTGGGTTCTAGCCCATGAACCGATTGAATTGTTCCTCAGAGCAGCAAAGCGTTTCAAAGCTTCCATGGAAGCGTGTGCTCCTGGAGAACTAAACGTTGAAATTCTGACCCTTTCTGAGTATTCAGATAAGTACAAGGGCGGTGCTACCATCACCAAACATGACCTCCTCCAACTCATGGAGGATGGTGAGGTAGAGATGTCGCAGATGTATACGTCTACACTTGGTAGGAAGCATCACCGGGACATGTGGGCACTTGATATGCCTTTCTTGTTCCGTGATCACGACCACGCGAAAAATGTCCTGGAAGGTGAGGTTGGAAAATCTCTCCTCGACGGACTAAATAAGGATTCCAATGTTCAGGGTCTTGCCTTCACCTATTCTGGTGGTTTCCGCATGATCCCTGCTAACACGGAACTGCACACAATTGAAGATTTTGAAGGCGTCCGCCTTCGTTGTAACAAATCACCCATTGCTCAGGAAACCCTGAAAGCAGTTGGTGCAATCCCCGTCCCCATTGAACTTGAGCAGATCAATGAGGGTGTCCAAGATGGTGAGATTGTTGGTGGTGAGTCTACCTATCCTCGTTTCTTCGGTCTGAAGCAAAACGAGTGCATGGATACCATCAATGACGCAGAGCATAGTCTCTTCCTTACTTCCATCATCGTTGCAAGCGACTTCTGGGAAACTCTTGACGAAGAGTTGAAAGGAAAAATCGAAGCAGCGTCCTTCGACGCAGCACGTGCTGAGCGTGTCTGGTCTGTTGAAGACATCGATGTTGTGAAATCTCAGTGTAAAGAAGAAGACATCACTGTTGTCACCATGTCTGACGCAGAGCGTGGTCGTTTCAAGGATGCAACTGCATACCTGTATGATCAGTTCTCAGACATGTTCTCTGATGGTTTGATTGATAGTATCAAGAACACCAAGTGATCTTATCGCTCACATCCTAATAAATAACCGGGGGTCATACCCCGGTTTTTTTGTACCTATCGATATATTATGCATCCTGACTGGCATTGGGGGGCGGAGTATTTACCTAGATCTTTCCATGGTATCCCCAGACTAATAGAAAAGAATTTTTACCCAGATGAATTATATATTGATCGATATTATCAAACCAGATTTGTATGTAGAGCTGGAAAACTAAAGACTAAGCGTAATTATAAAATCATATCACCAATGCCTGATAACTTCTTCACGGAGATGACCGTGGAAGAGGTGTGTGCAGACGCTGTTGAGATCCTGGTAGAGAAAGCACGTGGCCGAACAATAAACCTACTGTGGTCTGGTGGAATTGACAGCACAGTAGCGTTATATGCTTTCATTAGAGCAGAAGTTCCTTTTCAAGTTCACTTTGATGCTGGATCTATAGCCGAGTGTGAGACTGGTTACAAGGATATTATGAAGCACAGTCTCGCAACACCCATTCAACATGCTCATACAGATATAGATCCTACTTCTCCTCTGACTTCTCACATTTGTTCTGGATCAAACAATAAACCAGATGAATGCCTTACTCCATATGTCAATGATCCAAATAACTTTTTCGTTACTGGTGAAGTAGGTGATCAAATATATGGTACGGGTAGGGTTTTTATATACAATGAAGAAGAACGTGAAAAATGCTTTAGAGAGAATACCCCTGAAAGAAATATCAAGATACTTGACAAGTGCGTCTCGGTGGTACTGAATACAAAGAATCCAAATCTAAAGCAATGGCATTGGGCATGGAGTTTTATGGCAAAGTATCAGTACGTTACACTAAGATGTGCTAAGCAATATAATTTGCACCCAGTAGAACCTGAGGAAAACGTTTGGGCATTCTTTGATACTCCTAACTGGCAACGTTGGTCTATCACTCATCAAACTGCCAATAGTGCATGGCGAGATTTGCGGGAGTATAAGTGGGCATCAAAAAAATACATCTATGAGAGCAATGGAGATGCATTCTATAGAGACAATAAACTAAAAACTCCTTCTGCAAATAGAGAACGCACAAAGGAGGGAGTAAATTTTCAAAAGACAGTCACTGGTTTGGAACTCAATGATGATTACATTGCAGTCATCAAAAAAACTTTTGGATCTAATACTCCAGATGTTGAACGTATGGATGGGAATGGATATATAACAGATGAGGATACTAAAACTATGGTGTAATGACAAGAGGAGACAACACCAGGTTAGCGGACGTAAATGAAATTTGGTGTGCTTATTTGTTGAACGGAGATCAGTTTCCTGATCGTATAACTGAACAAACTTTCAATAGAAAGAAGACAGCATTGTCTGATCAAGAGTATAAAGATCAGATAGGTCGTGCTGAAGCAATGGTAAAAGAGTTTACCAAGATGGCAGAACGAAAAGGATATGGTACAATTATAGATTCTGTCTACTGGACTGCCAAACCTGGATTTGATTTCCTTCCCATAGTAGGAGTGAAAGTAAATCAAACAAAGTTTCCCGCAGACATTCTTGTTCAGTATGCCATGGGAGGATTCTTAGGACTGTCTGCTAAGTCAACTATCTCCGGTGACGTTGGTTTCAAAAACCCTGGTGTGGGCACAGTTGATGCTGATCTAGGTTTGAATCTTGCTGGTTATATTGCAGCAGCAGAGGAAGAAGCACTAGAGGACTACCCTGACTTTGCCAGAATGACTAAGGCAAATAGAACATTGCAGATGAGGAGGTGGAAAGAGTCAGGTGATGAGCGTTACAAAATTTTGAATGAGAAGGGGTCTGAGGTTGAGACTTATTGTAGGGATCAACTCTTTGCCAAACTCAATAACATCGTCAGTCAACAGCAACGTAGGCAATATCTTATTAGTAGTTGGTTAGATGCAACAAATGCATACCCACCATACCTCAAAATAACAGGGTCCGGGGAGAAAGGACGCTATAATGCTGTTGGAATGGACCCACTTGCCAACAGCAAAATGGATGCTATCAATACGAAACGCATCACGTTTGTCAAGGCAGGTAAAAACAGTATCACTGTCAACGCTGGGTCCACTGCACTGTTCAACATACGCTACAAGTTCAAGTCCTACAAATTTTCCGGTGCTATGAAACTATCAGGAGACCCACGATGATTGATTTTTTGGATAGTGCTATCGACGTTTACGCAGAGAACTATGGTAAACGTAGGATGACAAACAGGAAACGTATCGAAGACTTTCAAAGGTTTCTATACTGCATCTTGCAGACACAAGATAAATATAAACAGTATCAGACGCCACTGATGGTGTTTGTTCAAAATAATAATTCCGAGATCTTACGAAAAATCAGTGAAAAAGTTCTCATCTTTCATAACAGAAGCAAGGATCACCAAGGCATCCCAGGAAGCACGGCGACTGGGATTGGTCGGGGACGGTCACGGCGATTGGTATGATAGAACCGGTGTACTGAAAGCAAAAACAGTACGCGGAGAACTTCAAATGTTCGACGCTCGTGCTGGTAAAGATGATGAATTGGGAACTCCTGGATCCTCTGCCGCTCAGGTGGTTGCTCGCAAGGGCAGTAGTCGTGATGATGGTGGTCAACAAAAGAGCGCGGCAGGTGGATCTGCTGCTGACAACGCTAATCCTAATTCTACTAACGGTCAGGCCAAAGCAGCACTACAGCAAGTCAGTAGAGATCAACCCCTGACTATTGCTTTTGACAAATTTGACAATGACGAAACTACTGTAAACATTCTTCAAGCGGTCGAAGAAGTTTCTGGTGGTGACTACTATTACATTTTCCCTAGCAGGGATACAAACATTCAAGAACTAAAAGATGCATATCCTGAGATTGGCGATGCCTTCGTTGACGACACCAACGCAGAGACCATCTACGATGTCCTCTCCTCACTCTATGAAAACGGTTTTGATGCAATTAGTATCGTTGTACGACAGTCAAGAGCAAAAGAAATCTCAGAACTCGCAATGAAGGGTAATGGGAAACTCTACAATTATGTCATGATGAATGTGATTCCTGTGGATGAGCGTAGTATTCGTGAGCAATATATTGCAGGCGACATCTTCAAAAATGGATCGATCATTGAATCAAATGGAAAGACTGGACAAGTCTTCCGTCGCGGTGCAAATCATTTGATTTGTATGTCTGAGGACAAGCAAATTTTTAGAGCGTGGATCTCTGAAGCAAGAGAGGTAGACAGGTTTTTTCTCGCAATGGACTTTTGATAAATAAAACTACGGTATAACACGTTTGTAAGATGAGTAACCCTTGGGCACAGTCATATGAGGACCTTCGTCGCCCCTATCTCGAAGAGAAGAAGGCGAAGAAAGATTATGATGGAGACGGTAAAGTAGAGAGCGGTTCCAAAGAACACGCTGGCGTTGTGCATAATGCTATTCAACGTGCCAAGGGTGGCAAAGCAGACGGGAATGACACCCGTAAGGAAGAGGTAGAGACTGTTGATGAGAAGTTCTCGATGGCAGCAAAGCCAGAGAAGAGAGAAGCACCTCGTCCTACCCGCAAGGCAGAAAATAAGAAGGGTATGAGCATGAAGTCCCGTGCCGTGAAGGCAGTGGGAACTCAGCGTCGCCAAGATAAGGAGACCGGTATTACTGAAGACCTGGCAGGCATGGTTGATAAGGCAACCAAAGCAGGTCAAGGTGCCCTTGAAAAAATTGGCGTAAAGATCAACCGTACTCCTCGACCCACTGCTCGTCCTTCTGCTCAAACCTCAAACACCGTGCGTCAAAACAGCATGAGTAATGAGGAGACTCTGGAAGAGAAGAAAAAAGGTCTCTGGGATAACATCCATGCCAAGCGTAAGCGTGGTGAAAAACCTGCCAAGAAAGGTGACAAGGATTATCCCAAGACTCTGAACGTTGAGGGTGTACGTGACCCTGATCCTAAGAAGGGAACTGAAGAGCGTAAGGCACGTCTTGAGAAGAAGCGTGGTCACAAAGTTGACGACCATCCTCAGTACAAGAAGGAGGAGATGGAGCATGCCGAGAAGGTAGAATTCTACGGCGAGGTATACACCATCACTAATGCTGATGTGAAGGGCAATACTCCTGCATTCCGCAACTATAAGTCGGGCATGAAGAGCAAGATTGATGGCAAACCTCTGTACAAGTTGGCACCTCATGTAAAACTTGCCAACTCCTTCGAACCTGAAGGTGAGACCATCGAAGAGAAGAAGAAGGGTCTCTATGCTAACATCCATGCCAAACGTGCTCGTGGTGAGGCACCTGCCAAACCTGGTGACGAGGACTATCCTGCTAAGGATGCCTTTAAGAAAGCAGCAAAGACTGCTAAGAAAGAGCATTATGACTGGCGCGAAGACTTTGACTTCGTAATCGAAAAAAAGTCTGACGACTGTGGTTGCGATCACACCGCTAAGAAAGGTGTAAAGAACAAGATCACAGTCATGCCCGAGGTCAAGACCGAAGAGGTTGAGCAGGTCGCTGAGGCAGATTCTCTAGCAGCAATGGCGGCACGTCGTGAGAAGCGTCTCAAGGCACAGAGAAAGAGGGAGGGCATGACTGGCGCTGGTCATGACTTTGGTCACGATCACGGCATTTCTTCTGCCGAGCGTAAGAAGAGACAAGACAAAGAATTTGATGCTTTCATTGGTCGTGGTAAGAAGACTAAGAAAGAAGAGGTAGAGTTCGCTGGTAACTACGAGGGTCCTCTATACGCTCCTCATCCCGACCTAAAAGAAGGTGGTATGCAGGGTGCTGTTGATAGCATCACCAAGAGAGCACAAGGTGCCCTCCAAAGCATTGGTGTAAAGATCAACAACAAACCCAGACCTACTGCTCGTCCTTCTGCTCAGACCGCAAACACCATGCGTCAGAACAGCATGAGTAATGAGGAGGCAGTCTCCGAGGGTAAGAAGAAAAAGGATGATTCGTATTTGGAAACAAATATGAAGAAGCGCCATGCCAATAACGAGAAGGCTCGTAAGGACATGGAGAAGATGGGTACTAAGATGAAGAACCCACACTTCGAAGAGACACTTCTAGACAAGGTTATCAAGACTTATGTCTCCGAAGAAGATTATGATCGCATGAAGGACCGTCGCATGGAGCGTGGTGGTGTCGGTGGTAACACCAACTACAAGAACCCTCCTAAGAACAACACCAATAAGTTCGGCAAAGGCAAGACTGCCATGCAGAAGGAGTTGGAGAAGAAGCACGGTAAGGGTAAGTCTGCTATGGATATCGTCCGAGCAGAGATTACTAAGAAACATGGTAAAGGTGCCCTCATCGATACCAAAAAGAAGAAGGACAAGTGATATATAAGGTGGTACCAAACCACCTTTTATAGTCATGCTAGCATTCCTACTTCCTATGGCGGGCAAGATTGTCCGCGATGCCGTCGCTAACATTCCTGAGAATGAAGCACTAGGCGAAAAACTAATCGAGATTTGTATTGTCATTCTAGAGAAAGCTGTGAAGCTGACTAAGACTGACATGGACGACCAACTACTAGAGGTCGTTAAGAACGCAATCGCAGAACGCGAATCTTGATAACATTGCCACGGCTTATGTCGTGGCATTTTTATAAATATTCTTACAGAAACAACTCGTAGTAGAAAACATGGCACTCTGGGGTATTTCAGATTCGGACGAGTCCAAGCCTAAGAATCTAACCGCTGCTGAGAAGAAAGAAGTCTTCGCTAACGCTAGTGGTTGGGTCCGTGAAGCAGGGTCTCCTTTGAGCGGCAATGGTAATGTCAACGCTGACCCAGAGTTGCTCGTAGCAGTCAGTGGTCTAGCAGTCAAACTTGGTTCTGCTGACATCACCGAGATCGAATTCATCACAACAGCATTCGACAAGTCGGAAGGCGGTACGCTACAGGTACGAGTAAGATTCAACGAAGCAGTTGATGTTACCGGTACACCACAACTTACCGTTGTAAACGACACCAACTCCAACCACACGTTGTCCTACGCCTCGGGCACAGGCACCAACGAACTGGTATTCTCGCTAACCATCGCTGGTGGTGCTGGCGCAACCGATGCTGGTGACGTTCTATCGATCGGTAGCGATGCCATGGCACTCAACAGTGGTACCGTCAAGGATGCTGGAACCAGCACCAACTCCACGATCACCAACAGTGCTGCTATCGGAACCGCTGCTGGCACAATTACTGTAGAAGCGTGATGTAAATGAGATTTGATGAATTGAACGAGGAGAATCATCTCCTCTTTGCTATTAAATATTACGAAAATCCACAAGCAGTCACGATCGAAGACTTTGAGGAGGACCTGAAAAGGTTCAAATACATCAAACGTCTTTTTAAGAAGTATGTGATGACGGATGAGTTGAAAGCACATCTCATCCTGAATCACTTTATCATCTGTTTTAATGTCTTTGGCGAGGCAACTGTGCCTTTGATGTTTTACAAGATTGAGAAAGAATACTGGTGTCTGATTAAAACGTTCTTGTTATTTCTTAATCGTATTCCAGAGTACCCAAAGTCAGGTCTGGACGATATAGAGACTGACGAAAAGTGTCTCGCTATCCTAAAAACAATCTGATGGATATTGATCGCATCATAAATATTGTTAGAGAAATGACTACCCTTGCTGGTGGTGGAGCAACTGCTGCCAAACCAGGATTCAGTGGTAAATCGGATCGTGAAGGTCCGGTTGCTGGTTATGATCCCGCAATGGATTTGCGTAAGAGATATGGTAGAAAATTAAATCCATTCTATCGTAAGGCATTGAAAAATGTTAGGGGACACAAGAAGTAGAGTCGCCGTACTAGAACAGAGAACCGAAGATCAACAAAGATTATTTGAAAAGGTTGATACTGCTATCCAGGTAATGCAGGAAGCAGTCGCCAGCGTGACACAGATGCTCGCTGTTCATAACGAACGACTGGAACAACACAGTAAGACTGAGACTCTTCTGGTCGAGATGATCAAAGAAGTCAAGACGAGTCTGGAAGCAGAGAACGTAGATCTGGCAGATCAAATACACGAGATCGATCAGCGGGTAGACGATCTAAAAAAGTTCAAGTGGACGGTGGTTGGTATTGCTTCGGCAACTGGGTTTGTGTGTTCCGTCCTGGTATCTCTCGCATCTGGGTGGTTGACACCGAGTGAAATTAATTATAGAATGGAGGCACCGCCTTCAGTAGAACAACGTAGATGATCTACATCGATTCCAAGTACATTGGATTGATATCAGCAAGACTAGAAAAGTTCTCACGGGTAAAAGATCACCTCTATAACTTTAGATGTCCTTATTGCGGGGACTCAAAGAAGAATAGAACTAAGAAACGAGGGTATCTTTACCGACAGAAGACTGACTATAACTTCAAGTGCCACAACTGTGGTGCTTCGAAGTCGTTTACTTATTTTCTGAAGGACTTAGACAAAGGACTCTATGACCAGTATGTCATGGAGCGATATAAAGAAGGTCTGACAGGTCGTGGTTCCGTAACACCAGAAC